ATATACTATATTTATATATAATTTAACTAAAAATTAACTAAAATAGTTTTTCCTAAATCATTTCAATAAAGATACAATTTACATTTTAGACAAAACCGGCGTTTGAAATGTAAAAAGGTGTAAGATAAAGCGTTATATGGCGATAGAGTATAATATCCTATATTCCTACAATTTAGTACGAATGATTTACTAGAAATTTGGTTATTTTATATATATATATATAAAATATAATATGAGTGTCTTAATACACGAAACGCCAATAGTAATTTGGAAACATCCTGATAACATATTCACGCAAATAAGTAGTGGATTAAAATACAATAATTACAGTACTTCAGACAAATCCGCATATTTCCGTGCTTTGCCTCTAAAAATATATCGAAAAGAAATCGCAACAAATACTATATTTACTAATCCGCGCACATCTGGGCGTATATTCGACTTTGACCGTCCAGGTGGAACTATAACCACTAATACAAATGATTGTATTGGTATAAAAAATACACAGATAATTAATATTACTGTAGATAAGGGTTGTGAAAATAACACTGAACCGTGTAAAGTGTTTTTATCAGCAGAAGATAATGCACGCCGTCGTGTTCGTAGTAGTGGTATGATAAGAAAAAAATATAATGAGCATACAACTGCCCCTTCATATTTTACAGATACTAAGCAATACCTAGAAAGTCGAAGTCTCTCATACAAATCTAACAGTAATTTCCATGTTTATAGTGGTGATGTAACTTCATCCGCTGGTTCTTCTGGTGCTTCTCGAAATATTTATACATCTAGTTCTGGTGAAAATTGTATAAAAGAATCCCTACATACTCAAGGGTCGTTTAAATATATTTGGTTTGATGATTTAAGTTATAATGTAATTGTACCACCTGGACAATACGATGTGAAAGATATAAATAATATCTTACACACAACTATGGATAATAATTACCATTATTTTACAGTAGAACCAACCCTGCGAAAAATATATCCAATATCATTGAAATACGACCAAGAAAACGAATTAATGGTCTTGGAATCTTCAGGGTATAATAAATTTAATACAACAACCTATTTAGGTGCAATTAGTCCGATTGAATTGGCGAATCCACCATTGTGGACTACAGCAATTCCTGACGCTCCTTCTACAAAAAACATTCAATTATGGTTTGACAATGTAAGTTCTACGGAGTTATATGCAAAAATGGGTTCAATTAGCATAAATAGTAAATTACCCGCGAGTAACAATAACATTGTAGGATTAACTACCGAAGCATTCAATACAAAGACTGCTTTTTATCCAAAAAGAAAAATAGTATATTACAAACCAAGTAATCCAGGTTTCGCAACACAAGGAGCGGTATCATCTAGTGATTTAATAACTCGTCGCAAATATAATACGATTAACACAGTTGCTGGTTCAATGAGAAGTGCGTACGGAAACCATACAGCAAACGCAGTTGCTTATGGTGTTCCTTCGTATGGCTATACTAAAAAGGACAAGATAGGTTATCCGATGAAAAAAACTCCAACGTTTTCAAAATATTCAGATATTATGAAAAAATGTTCGGTAAGGACCTTTGCGAACGCAATATAGACGATTGAATAATTATATAAAGTATTCAGATTGTCGTTTAAATAACAATGTCGTTTGGTAGCGACGAAGAATATTTCAAGAACGAGTTTGTAGATGGAGATGTAAATGTGTTTACTTCTACATTATGTTTTTCACACCATTTAATACAGTGTAACATATTTGTTTTGATTATGCTATCCAGTTTGTCTTGCTTTGTATTATTAGCAATCATCAATAATGTATTTTGTATAGTTTCCATTTGTTGTTGTCCTGAAATGGCGTTGTATTCCTCCAATTTATTTATGAAATGACTCGAAATATTTGTTTTTAATAAACGATGAATATTATGTTCGGTGTGAATAACTTTATAGAGGGTATCTTTCAATGTAGGAAAAAAATCAGCACAATCGTCAAATAGAAAATCCTTACATACAACATATTTTTCGGAATTGGCGTAACGACTGGTCTGTGGTTTGGTTATATAAACCTTTTTATAGAAAGCCGATAATATATACAATAAGTCAACAGTGTGTTCCATATAACAATCGAAAATTTTTAGTATAAAGCTACCACCTTGTTTCTGCGAACAAAGAGCATAGCAAATTTGTCCATATAACAATTTTGTAATATTTAATTCTTGATTATTAAAATTGCTAGAGAAATCGAAACCTCCATCTGCCGTGATTATATCAAATGATGATTTATATTTATCATAACAGTGTTGGAAATTATCGATAGATAATATGTTTCCAGTTTTATCAGCACCGTTTTCAATGAATACATTTTTATTTTCACTTAAAAATTTCTGACTTTTTTTCCACGCCGGTATATTATAATCATCTTTATTATCAAGAATAGTCATACCAATATAAGTATCACATTTATTATCTCTCATATGTGCTAGTGCCTCAATAAACCCTCCAGGTCCTTCAGCCAAATGGAAACTATTGATAGGTACGTTAGTTAAAATCTTACTGCTTTTACTCTCAAATGTATTAGAAGCAGAATAATGACATAGATTAAAAAATGAAACAATTTCCAACATTTTGTAATAAGAACGGGATAGTGGTTTAATACCTGATATCGGTTTATTTTTACCAGGTACATTGGTATTTATAAATTCATATGGGTTCGTATATTTCTTATAATTATTCCACGCATCGCCCCGATCGTTTATTTTATTTTTAATACTATATAAATAATTACACAATGAGGGTGATAACTTCGGTTTAGTTTCTTCGTCGCTCACAATACAAGTAATATGCTTATATATTATAATATGTGTATTTGGTAACAATAAATATAACATTTCTTATATACATTACGACAATGGTTTTATATTCATTTTCCTAAGGGTTTGATAGTTTGCGTCTTCCGCATAGCGGATTCGAATGTTCGTCGGTTTAATATTTTATTCGGTTATTTTCACCTTTCCTTTGCGCTTAATCTTTATAATAATACTACCAGGTTTGCTTGTTGTGTCGATTTCCTCAGCAGTTTTATGTGTAACATTTTTATATATATTCGAAACGTCAGCATTTCTTACTTTAGTGAATACAAAATAACGGTTCATGAACGATATTTGTTTTTCGTCTTCGGTCATCAAATGTGCACTTCTATAATTTGATCGTTTATATGAAGAATTCCCAGTTTCTTGATTCATATCATTAAATAACTCACTAAATAACCCCGAACTATCGGGCAATCCTTTCTGGTTTGCTTCTTCTTTTGATAATATGACGAATCCATAATCTTCCATAATTCGCTTGAAATAATTGAAATTTACTAAATATTCACCAAATGTCTTACCAATTGTATCTTGATAAACATTTATTTTATATCCCAAACTTGTATCATCGTCTTGAAATCCAGTTTGATTGTACATCTTCGTAAGTTCAAATCTCTTTTCTTGTCCATTCATAATTACAATGGCATCACCTTCATTTTTACCCTTTAATTTATTGAATACTGTTGCACCATCATAACAAGCACCAATAAAGTATCCATTTAGGCGAGTACATTCAGATAAATTACGAACAAATCTATGAATCGTTGCTCTATTTTCGAAGAAATAATGCAAGGCAAATTGACAGGAACTTATATGAAATCCATCACTAACGATACCATAATGCTTGTAAACACCAGCACCCAATAAGTTGGCGTCCTTTGGACCCTTACCAAATATAGCTTTTGTAATTTCCTTGTCTTTGTCGGATATCAAAGCGTCACCAGAACGAATCAATTGTCCGCTATTTCCATTTACAAATAGCGCGTCAGGCATTACTTTATGCGTTTTGCGATATTTTAAATATCGAGCACATGCACCGTCCATTCTATTCTGAATATTGTCTTTTGAAATATCTATTCCAAATACAAACCCTAGTTTCGCATAAATCCATTTAGGTAAATCACCACCTTTTCCAACCGCATAATCGATGAGCGTATCATTGCGGTTTGATACAGCGCGAATCAACTTATTTTTTACGTATAAGTTATGAAAATCCCTCATTGATTTAGTCCTCTTATCATCCGCATCACGACGATTATAATATACCCCATCACTTGCTTTACCGTTTTCCTCTTCTCCGAATTCTTCTATATATTCGGGTATGTTATCACCAGACGAAATCATCTCTGGTCCGATGGGTTGGTGTATAGATTGCCAATTACTATTAGCTACATGATACGCGTTCCCATAATTTCGCTGCCCACTCCTCAACTCCATCGTTTTATCATATCTCACCCTTAGCGGTGTCCATTTCCATCCATCACCTTTAGAAATGTCATAACTAAACTCTACAATCATATCTTCTTCGAAATACTCTCCTTCATCTGTGAACATTAATAAATCATTAGAACCATCTCTTTTCAAAATTATATTAGCATAACGAGCGTTCGTGTCGTATGGATTCGTTGGTTGAAATGGGACTGCTTTATATCCATCGTCTGTATCAACATCATTGGCATTGGGTATTCGATTTTGTATGATATCTTCGCAAGGATTTATAAAACCGTGAATTTTCTCATCATAACCACATAATAATATAAGTGTTTTGTATTGCGTTATTACGTTAGATTCGGTGCTAATTCCATCTTGAAATATATTGTGTATATTATCCTTACCAGTTTTGTCTTTTTTTACGGTTACTAAGAAATCAATTGTATTATATTGGGAAGGTTTCCATTTGAACGAATGTTCCCATGTATGTTTCGTAATGGGTCCAGGTTTTCCCATTTCAGAACTTCCCACTGCGAATCTTGCGGGCGTGAATATAAGTCCATCGGTATTATATTGATACAACCCGTCACCTATATCACCCAATATTTTCGAACAACAATTGAAAATGGTTGTTGTATCTGATGTAGCGTAGAACTTTTTACAGACTATTGATAATTCACACGTTTTGTTTTTTACAACCGAAATAGGGTTCAATTCAGATATTAATTTATTCAGTAATTGAATCCTATATACTTTAGGTTTAGCGTTACTTTTGTTTTCATCTTCTTTCAATGACGTAGTGACAGGGTAGAATTCCAACGCCCTGGTACTCTTTTTATTAATATAATAAATATCGAAACCAGCATAAAGATTTATAGAAGTATCGTGTTTATCTTGTGTAATATGCTCTCCATCAATTATACTATTAAACAATTCTTTTACTTTCGTAGAAGAACCTGTAAATATTACGGATAAATTAATATTTATCAAGTATATTTTACCTTCACCATTAATAAACATCAAACATCTACTACCATCCGCTTTATCTGTTACAGTGTAGTCTTTTCTTATATTGGGTATATTTACATTTTCATTCAGTTCCATTATATTTGGAATTTGTAGTGTGTAAGATGATGGACCCGTAAAATCGCGCGACCTCATCTTTCTTGGTTGAAATTCGTCACCGTTTACTATTTTCATGTATTCTTGTTGTATATTAAATTGCTCTGAATATGAGACAGGAAAGTTTGTCCCTTGTAACCCACTCATTACAATTCTTGTAAATTTACGAATAACATTGGATATACTTTTGATATCATTATATTCTGTTCCAATTCCCATACGAGTATTATCCAATTCCATTTCGATTTCATATGCCTCTGGATTATTAAATAACTTCGCATCTTGCACTGTATAATTCTTAATAGGAATACCATTTGCGGTTGATGATTTTTTAACTATACTAATGTCGGCAAATACAGGTAAATCGTCGTGATACATTCTAATACGGTTCATATAACGAAACGTCTTTTTCATATCATTCCATTTGTCAACTATACTACGCACTAACGGAGAACGAGCGGTGTAAACCTGCTCCAATTGGTATGAAACACGCATGTTGAAATCCTCAAAGTCTGCGTATTTCAGATATGTTCCGTCATCTAATTTTACACCCGATTTCTGATTAAATATAATCTTATCATATGTTGTCGATGGTAAATTTAGTATACTCTCAATGCTATTCGTTTTACAGTACTCTTGTATCAAGTCAATCCCATTCACCTCGGTTCGGATGTTCGACATCCGTTTAATGCCACTGGCTTTGTCAGCATACTCGTGATATATGCGTAAACTATGCGTACCATCAACATTGCTACATTTAAAACCAGAAGCATATAGTTTCTTTACAACGTTATCATAATCGATTTTAGTGAATGGATTATGCTTGCGAGTATTAGTTCCAAATCTAACCTCAACTTCGTTTTCTTTACCATCCATTCGAGCAATTGGATTACTCGCTAAATAGCTTTCAATTATTATATCCATCTGCTCTTTAGGTGATGAGTTTTTCGATTTATCCATCTGCTCTTTAGGTGATGAGTTTTTCGATTTATCCATTATAAGTAGTATATAGTATATATATTATTTATATTTATTATTCAATTTTACCAAATACATTTCATAGAAATGAGTCCATACAATTCTGTCTTTGATATCTTTGGTTCTATATCTATTTTAACCTTATTCGCTAATGCTTTGAGTTCGTCTATTTTAAAGTTCGAAACCGCTTTTAATGGCTTATCGTGATTAAATAATAATACACAATCTCTTTCTATTTTTGCAATTTTGTCATCGTTAGCATTCAAGTCGATTCCATATGTTTTATCATTTATCTTTCTTATTAAAATTGTTTTATCATAGTTTTCGTCTATACTTGATATATCAATATATATTCGGTCTTCTTTTATTATAAGAATCCGTATATTATAATACAATGCGAAAGCAGGTAATGAGTTTATACTGACTTTATCATTTACCATAATTTCAGACATAATTTCTTGACTACGGTCCTTAGTCATTTTTTGATTTATATTTTTTAACATACTAGGAGATGATTTAAAGTGTTCCATTATTCTTTGTTTTTCCTCCATTCCTATGTTTCCTGCTCTGTGTTTTAGTTCATTATACTTTTCAATTCCATAATGACCAATATAACAACACCAAAATAAGTGATCTTTACTTTTTGGAATTATAGACTCATCTGCTATATCTGTTAATTCAACTTTTTCATTTAGTACAATGTCTTTCGTATCCACATTGTATCCACATCTGTACGTATTATATTTATCTACTGTATACATAATATTTTTTAATTCACCTATACGTTCTATCGTAATAGAATCACCAACGAATATGTCATGCATGATAGTCATTGTCTTGTTATAACGTTAAAAACGCTTTAAATCTTTTATATTTATATTTTATTGTAACGTCGTTATATCAAGTATGAAAAACGAAACCATCCTGCTATCTCTTCGTAATATAATATAAATCCGCTATGCGCATTGAATTCTTCGTTGGTTTATACGTATTGGTATATCCATTTATGAATTCTACGTGGATGACGGATTATTAAAAAAAACGGTTTTAACGTTATCTTTTTCTTGTTCTATTGTTTTCAATATTTGCTCTTGTTTATTCGTATAATCTAAATAATTAATGATTTCGTCAATTACACCTTGTTGACAGTATGTGAGATTCACATATACCCCACTTTTATTTTCGTTTAAAATCACCTTATTATTATCCCTGAGTATTTTCAAAATGTCGATTTGATTACTTTTATCCATTTTCTCTATATTTTCTTTCAGTTGTTTCAGTTCCATTATATTAGTCATCGGATTATATATATAAATATAAGAAAGGTTTTATATACATTTTACTTAGAATTGTCTATTTTGTAATCTTAATCTTAATCTTTTTTTTCATCACGTTGCACGGTCTTAGACGGTAGAGACGCAATAGCACATATATATTCGTCGTCCAATTCGTATCTAACCCCTATTATTTTTACAGTTATATTAGTGTCTTCTTTTATGCTATTAAAATAAGCATTTGTATTGTGATGGTCTCGTGCAATAAATAAAGTAAGTGGTGATATACCATCTTTATCTGTGTGAACCGCGTGTATTCCCGCTTTGGTTATTGTTTTTGTTTTACATTCGACTAACATTCCTTCAACAGGGTTACATATCATACAATCGAATATAACTTGAAATTCTATATAATCCGCATTTACAACGCCTGAAGAATACGTCATCAATGATATAGAACCAGGTTTAATAAAACCTTCGTCGATACATTTACCTTGATAAATATCCGAAACTCTTTCTTCTAAAATTTTTTTAACGTTTTTACCTATCTCTCTTATACTCAGATGTATTTTTTTAGTTAATAATCCTTGATTGTAAACCCCGAAAATTTTCTGTTCTCGTTTGTCTGTCATTGTATGTATATAGTGTGTATATTTTATATAGATAAATTAACTTAAAATTTATCAATTTTACCATTTTTACCAATTTTGTTTAGCAGACATTTCCTTATATTTTCTAAAAAGGTCAAAACTTTCGATATTTAGAAACGACATTGTTTCTTTATGTGTGTCATTTCTATATCGTAATAATATTTCTATAAGCGTAGGCAAAGCGCCTGTAATAGCCGCTTTATAATTATTGTTTAAGAATGTAAACACCTCAATACCATTTTCGTTTTTTTTACCAATATTCAGTATATTATTTTCTTTATTGTTCTTTGTTACTATGCTTTTGTATGATATTTTTAATTCCTTTGTAATTTCATTTATGATTTGGTGATTTGTTTCGTATGTTCCACGTACAATGGAACCAACTTTATTCTTTGATACATCCTTTTCTCGGACTTTAAATTCACGTAGCTCGATACCGCGTTTGAATTTAGAGTTAATCAAACCAAATATATTGTCCACTGGGCGATCTTTAAATTCTGATGATATTTCGGTTACAAGTTCCTGAATCAACTCTTCTCTTATTACCACATCAATTACATCACTACTCCATTTACCATCATTTTTCATAAAAAACATAGGTTTATTTGTTGTATCTGTATCATCGTTAGAAATAGAATTTAATATATATATATATTCTATATTATTATCACCATACAACGTACGTAAATCAAAATATTGTTTTGTATATTTGACAAAGTTATCGTCTGTCGTTGTCGTTATTTGTGAATATAAATCAGAATTTAATAGTTTTAAAATATCGATTGAATTCAATGTATCTAACATATGATACACTGCATATCTCTGTATTAAATTTTCAGCGATTTTAACATCATCTATTAGGTGTCTTTTTATATACTTTAAAGCGTCAAACCAGTCCCTCTTATCTGCATTTATTGGTTTCGCTGTATTGTCGAATACATTTTCGTAATTTGTCTTCATATTATTAAATATTGTTTCCCCATTATTAATTATGATATCAGATTCGCTATCGGGAACTGGAATTGATATTTTCGAAGGATTGTGGAGAACCTTTACTGAACGTTCGAATATAGAAGCGTTAATATCGGTTATTCCAAACGGTTGAAAATAATAATATTCACCTTTACTTATTAATTTACCTTTGCGTTTATATCTATCCATTAGTATTTCACTCTTATCTTCCAGCAGACTTATTATAGCCATATCAAACTGTTCACGTGTATATGTCATATGAACATTGATTATATTATATAAATCGTCGTTTTTAAAATAGAAAAGTCCCTTTGGTGCCATTTCAAATTCGAGTCTAATCTTGCGTAATATATTTTGTATATTACTTTTTGCGTGTTCTGTATTATATGTAACTGAATGTACCTTTGATTCTGGTGGTTTTTTACCACTACATTGTAATTCAACACAATTACAGTAATCACATATCGATGTAAAGTCGAAATAAGTATTATTTTTGATTTCAATTGTATTAATTGAAACTGGTTCTCCATCTGGGTCGGAAGAACGAATCATTTCGATTTTAGAATTACCATCTATCTTCAATCTGGCGTTTAAATCGCTATAATTACCAAACTCGAGAGCACAATCTACTGCCTCATTCTTTATTATTTTAGTTATTTCACCAATTGATTTTGCTTTATTTGATGCATGTCGATATAAATATAGGTCGGCACTTTCTGTATCATTCTCAGTTATCGTGGCATGCATGAATATTTCTACATTTCGTTTATTAAATTTTAAATCATAATGACTTTTATTACGAATCGCACGTCCAATAATCTGTTCTGTGCGACTTAAATTAAACCAGGGTTCTAATATGTGAACTTGTCTTAAGTTTCTAAAATCAACCCCTTCACCAGCAGCACGTGAAATTATGACAACTTTAATTTCTTCGCCGTGTTTGTTGTTTACGTTATTGAGATTTTTTAAATCCGCAACGTTATCGGGAGAATATCGATCATCTCCAGTAAGCATTATATAATGAGGAGTGTATGATTTTCCATTTTCTTCTTTCATTGTTAACGTTTGTTTTATTTCATCTTTGTGAAAGAGATTTTTTACTGTGTTTCCTACACGACGTTTGAACCCCAATGATTCCAATGCGAGAGCGACTGGAATAACTCCTCCGTCTATATATTGTGAGTATATCATAATTATGCCTTCTGATTTTATAATTATCTCACATATCTTGCTTATTTTCGCACTGTGTTTCTTTAGGTTCTCTGTATCGAATATTCTATTGGATTTATCCAGGTATTTGTAATTTGCTTTTGTTTTTTCACTGTCTATTGTTTTTTCTTGATATTGTAATACACTCGATAATCCTCTTTCACCTAACATCGAGTGGATTATTACTTTTTGTTCCTCATTATTCATTCCTATATCCATATCATCTACGCGTTCCGGTTTACCATATACTATATTTAATGCTTCAATCGGACGTTGTAAAGCAGAATAACCGAATGAATTCTTGCCCGATAACTCTGGACGGACAATCTCCATTAATTTATCATATGCTTTCCTTTGTATAGATTCATCACTTAATTTTGTGTAGCAAATCGACATGTTTTTAACCAATTCATATGAATTGTCTGGCATTTCTATTCCATTCATTTGTTTTGATGGTTCTACGAATGTTTCGTTTTCTTTACATTTTAAACGCAAAGGAAATGTATAAGGGTTCTCCCCTTTGACGTATGAAATATATCCTCTTAGTTTATTTACAAGTAAGGTTTTGTCTTTTAATTTGCCATTAGAATCAAATACATCGCTGGTTTTTATGGTACCTCTACCATCATTCAAATTGAGAATATTCGCTATCCAAACTATCTCTTTGTTACTATTGTACATTGGTGTTCCTGATAGTAATAACAATTTCATGTTATCTGAATATCTTGCTATATCTTTCAATTGATTGTGTATATCGCGGTCTCCTGTATCATCTGTCTCTGTTATATCTCTTATATTGTGTGCCTCATCTATAATTATAAGGCGGTCATTGAATTCCTCTTTAATTCTTCTAATTTTGAATTGTTTCTTAAGTGCCTCTATTTTATCACCAACGCCTGTACGTTTATATTCGGTTATTTCTTTCACAAGATTTCCAAATTTAGTATATCCATAAAATGCATAATAAGATGATATAATTGTGTTTATGTTTATAATTACATCTTCACGTTTCATATTCTTTATCTCTGTTGGATTTATCTCATTCAACATTGTATTTCCCAAACAACCGTCTATATTCCATCCACCGCTTGTAGAATTCGTTAATTTCGATTCGTCAAACAGTTGTTTTTTAAAGTTATCTTGAACATTTGGCGATGCTATTATTATAATTTTTTTTCTTTTGGCGTTTCCCGTTTGTCTAATATAATTTCGCATTTCTTCTGAAATTCCTATGGCCGAACATGTCTTGCCCGTTCCCAGTCCATGAAATAAAAATAATCCATTATAAGGAGTATGCTGTGATAGAAAATTTTTAACGAATATTTGGTGCGGACTTAGTATAAAATCTAATGATTTCATATCTTCCTGTATTTCTTCTAGCGTCTTCTTAATATCTTGGTCGTTTGTCGTTTCTGTATTAAACTCTACGTGTTCTAGCAACTTTGTGTTGAATTCTGGGTCGTCTAATTCCGGATATAAAAAGTCTTCTATGTCTTTATTGTCGATATTACTGGATAGGTCAAAATCTTTTGTTTCATCATCACCACTCGATAGCGAATCTTCTTGTTCATTTTGATTTTCAACTGTTTTTTTTACCCGTTGTATCAATATTTTTTTCCTATTATGTGGCACAATTATATCTTTATCGTTATCATTATTGTTAGGAATGATCACGTTATTACATTTCATTAATAATGGTTCCCAGTCTTTAGTTGTAAAGTTTAAATTTTCTATAAACTTATCCGTAATATCGTGATGTATTCCATTTTCATCTACATACTTTTTGTTTTTTATCACACTTAGTCTATCCTTCAAAAAATGTATTACAGGATAATCTTCCTTTTGAAATTTATTAAATTTCTCGATAGTTCCTTTCGTAAAAAAATCATCATTGTATTTATTGTCTTTTTGTAGCATCCAAAATGTTTTTATAAAATAATGGTCGTTATATTTATACAAATGTTCGTCGTTTACCCTTACGCTCCTTTCTTTCGACGGCGTAGACAATGAAAATTTAGAACCACTTTTTGTATAAAAATTATTATATTTCTTATATATCCTATTATCGTTAGTTAATGGACATATATTGCTAGTATCTTCAACATATGCCTTTGGGATTTTTACTGCGTCTGGTAAATAATCTTGTTTATTTTCTATTGCGTGATTTAAAGTTTCTAACGGGTTATTTTCTATTGCATCTTTTAGCATTTCTAATGGGTTATTTTCTATTGCATCTTTTAACGTTTCCAATGGGCTATTTTCTATTTTATCTTTTAAAGTTTCTGACAGACTATTAACTTCGTCTTGGATGATTGTTTTTTTGTTTATTTTAATTGGTTTTAACCGATTTATGTTTTGTTTCTTTATAGTTTTCCTTTTTAAATTATCTTTGACAATCATTTTTGGTTCAACTTTTCCGTATTTTTCTTCGTATGCTTTATGAATTTTAGTGTTGAAATGACTAATCTCGCCCAATCCTTTTAATTGATATGTCCTTCCGCAAGGACATTCTACACATTCTGGTTGATTAACATAATCGCATTTTTTTTTAGTTTTAGGTGGCATCTTATACCTTCTATTGTATATTATAATATGATATAATATACAAGATTATAACCTACAAAGCATTAATTTATTCAAACTAATGTCTACATTTTTTATTATGTTTTTTTTTTCTAAATTATAATCCCTAATCTTGGATAAGCAGTTTTCCAATGATCCCCATTCCATTTTACTCACTTCTGATTTCTGGTAACTATCAGTATTTTTCGTTTCAGACGGTTTCATGAACATCAAAAAATACTTATGTTTATACGACTTATAATTAGACCCAGTAAATATCTCGTCATACGGCATTATGTTTATCATAGGTTCAATCATATTTACATCGTATCCAGTTTCTTCACAGAATTCACGCATTGCACATTCATAATCATTCTCTTGATAATTCCTACGTCCTTTCGGGAACCCCCATTCCGGTTCTAACCATTTGTCTTCAGTTTTATTAATCAAATCTTTTAATGAAAATTCTAATCTGGAACTACTTTGAGTCAATGCAGTAAACTTGCATTTGGATGTATTTTCTTCCATCTTATACTTATTATTATAACCTTCATCACCCCATATATTTTTCCAAAGCATATCGAAAGTATTAACCGTAATATTGTTCTTCTCTTCGTTCGTCATCTGTTTAATCATGTTTATGATATATTCTGGGTCATTCAGTGAATACTTACCTCGCATAAAATCTATATAACCAAGTGTTTCCTTTCGACGTATCATCAAATATTCAATCACGCCGTTGTTAATACGAAATGCTATAACACCTAAACTAGTAATTGGTAATTTACAATTATGAAACATATGTCCAGTCTTCCCACAATTATTACAATAAATTCCGTTGTTTTTTTTACAGGTTGTGTTCATTGTGCGATATACCTCCATTAATATTATAAGATTGTTTTATATACTTTTCATATGAAATTCGATCCTGCTGTTTGGGGACCTCATTATTGGTTCTTCCTTCATACTATATCACAGATATATCCAGAATCTCCGGACAAGGCAACTAAGCGAAAATATTACGATTTAATTCAAAATTTTCATATATTTTTACCAGTCGGTTCAATGGGTAATAGATTTAGTGAATTGATTAATAAGTATCCGGTTACTCCATATTTAGATAGTCGTGAATCGTTTGTAAGATGGATCCATTTTATACACAATAAAATCAACGTCTCTTTGGGAAAAGAAGAGGTTACATTGCTTAATGCGATTGACTATTATTTTGAACAATATAAAGCCGCACCAGTTGTAATGATGGAAAAACTAAATATTAAAAAACATCACATTTATATTTCACTCTCATTAATCACGGTGTTGATGATTTACATTTATTCATATGATTCATAAAATATATCAAATATATATAAACCAATTATGCGTTTTGAAATTGTTATATTTTTAATAGTTGGTTTCATAATTGCTAATATGTATACCGATGGTAAATATATTCAACTTGTATTATCGTGGAAAAAATACTTCCAGATGTTCCTTGTAGCGTTTTTTGGTTATGTGTTATGTTGGTTATTTCGAAAAAATCCGGAACGTGCCAAAACTATGATTATTGCGTCGAATGAATACCTGAAATACTTACCAGTAGACAAAGACACTTCCAGTTTCATTTCTCCCATTATTGACTTTACCAGTAAATATGACTTTAGTCGTGGTGGAAATAACAATTCTATGAATAATAACATTAATATGATACAAGGAGGGTCCAGTGAAAAACGTATTATAAATTCCGGGAAACAAACTACAAAACGGTCAGTTAGCGAAACAAAGAAAAAATTTGTAGCAGCAAAACAAAACTGGCATTGTGGTAATTGTAAGAAGCAATTGCCTGCGTGGTTTGAAGTAGACCATACCGTCCGTTTAGAACACGGAGGAAGTAATCATGTTGATAATTTAGTGGCGTTGTGTAGAGATTGTCACGGAGAAAAAACGGCAATGGAGAACCTATAATTTGATATTTTTAATCTTAAATGTATATATATATATATCTGACAATGAACAATTCAAAGAATAAAACTGGTTTTACAAAGAATATATTAAGCTTTGTTGATTATGCCAATACTACATTTACAAACAACCCTTTGAAGTATATTCTATTAATTTCTTTAATTTCGGTTTTCACATGTATAATTCATTTCATGCCTGTTAGTAACGAAACTACTTGGGTAGATGCGAATGGTGAAAAACACGCAGAAGCATCAACTGCTTCACAAGGAAGAAATATTAAGAACAAAGGTTCTTATTATGCTTCTATTGTGACATTTATAATTTTATCTTGTTTGTATATTTTGAAATTTGTTCCAAGTGAATATAAGCGATTTGTCTTTATGGTATCTGGTATTTTTGCTTCTATTCTAGCATTAAATTATTTGCTAACAGAAACCAATATATATAATTATAATACTGGAACTACTGGTAAGATTTTACTGGTTTTAATGTGTTTTATTCTATTTCTATTACTTTTTCGCTCGATAAAGAGACATATCACAAATATAGGAGGTTGGAGCGGTTTCATCTTAAATTTTATTATTTATATTCCATGCTTGATAGATAATTTTATGGAATATATAAAAGATGAATTTGCAAGAACGTCCAATGTTACCTATATACTACTTGGAATTGAAGCACTTTTAATAACTGCGTATATTTTATTACCTTACGTTTTATCTATACCACTTAGAAGCAATGCATTTCCTATAATGAACGAAGCGAATTTTTTGGATATGCGTAATAACTTTGGTGAACGTCAAATTGATTTTACTGTAAAAAGAGACGTTTATGATTATGATGAAAATAATATGGATAATGACCCTGATAATATCAATAAAAATAAATATGAAACTGGTAAACGTATATTTACATTATCTATGTGGATTTACTTGAACCAACAAGATAAAGGCACTAACCCCACTAAGTTCTTTGATTATGGCGGGTCCCATCCAAGCATCAACTATGCTGGTCAAGAAAATGGTAAAAACAAGTTAAAAATCCTATTACATAATGGCGGTGTTCCGTTCGAATTAAATATCGAATCACAAAAATGGAATAATATTGTATTTAACTACAATGGAAACGTTGTAGATATTTTTATAAATGGACATTTAGTTAAATCTCATACTATTCCTTATGCGTGCGTAGAAGGACATATGACAGAAACAAATCCAGTTTTTTCATATGGTAGTGTTAAACCTATTGACGGTGCTATATGTAATATAAAATATTATAAAAAACCTTTAACAAAGTATCAAATTGTTAATATTTACAATATATTAAAAGGACAAAACCCACCAATTAATAATATAATGTAAAAATATACAATGAGCACAACAACGATAATTTTAGGAACTGTGTTAGTTGTGTTGATTATTTATATGTTATTTCAAAGTTACTTTGATGGAGAACAGAAACTTTTAAATCAAGCTTATTTGAAAGACATTGCGGACGTAACTAGTATAGCAACTCCAAATGCGTCGAACTTTTCATATGGTATTTGGATTTACGTAACTCAGTGGATAAGTCCAGATGATACAGAGGAAAAAACCAGGATATTTGCACGTGATGACGAAATTGGACTTTACTTACAGCGAAATGGTACTTTATCCGTACGTTTTGCGGATGTGGGAAGTAAAAGAGTTATAACTGGTAATAATAATCAAGATTACACAAGAGTGATTCTAACTGATAATTTTCCGTTACAAAAATGGGTTCACATTGGAATGGTAGTTGACGGTAAAAAATTCGACGGTTATATTGATGGAAAAATGGTTAAATCTATTGAGTTACAAACTAATATTACACCTACTAGTAGTAATGCTGTTAGTGGTAAACCATTTCCTATTGAATTCGGTAAAAATAATTCTATGAATGCAACATTAATGATTGCTGAACACAAACGCCGTACATATCCAATGGATCCGCAAGGAATGTGGGATTTGTATATGAAGGGTAACGGCACCAACGGATTATTACAAGGAGCAAGTAATATGAATGTAAATCTTTCTATTCTGAAAGATGGTGTTGAGAGTTCGAAATTCCCATTATGGTAAATTACATAATATATGTATATATTTATTTATCGCATATAAATATATAGAATGGATTTCAATAGACCTATTGTAGAACAGTTATCTAATAATGTAGCTTTATCGAATGTTCAAGAACAAGCGACTGGTATAGTGACAGGTATAGGTGAAAGTGTTTCAAATGTGAAGGATGGATTTAACAATGCGGTTACTGAGTTTTCGTCAAAAGGTCTTGAGGACGTTGGACCGATTTTTTTAGATGCCAACAGTTTAGTAGCAAAATTTGTATTTTTAATAGTTGTTCTAATTGTATTCTTCCTGTTAATGAATTTAGGGGTATATATAATAAGATGGTTTACAGCCATTGATAAGTCACCGTATATTTTCAAGGGTAAATATTCGACAAACCAAAAAATACAAATTAGACAAGACCCCAAAATAACCAATGGCAAACCTATATATAGGTCGAACAACGAAGATAAAGGAATCGAATTCACTTGGTCTAGTTGGTTGAAACTTGATCAAGTTGATGAAGATAAGACGAAACATATATACAATAAGGGGTCCGAACCCCCTCCATATGAAGATAACCTGATAAATTCTGCATTGAAGAATTGTCCAGGTGTTTATGTAACAAGCCATAAAACAAATAGTTTACAATTAAACATTAAAATAGACACTATTGGTACAGAAACGGCACGCGACATTAAAATTATAAATTTACCAATTAAACGTTGGTTTCATTTAGCCATCCGTTTACAAAACAAGATAGTAGATATTTACGTGAATGGAACTATTACTACGCGTGTACCATTCACACAAATTCCTGACCAAAATTATGGCGATACCTTTATAGGTTATCAAGGGTATAATGGTGCTATATCGAATTTGCGATATTTTGATAGTGCGTTGAGCGTATTTCAAATAAGTAATATTGTCATGTCTGGTCCTAACTTAAGTAATCCAGATGAAAATCAAAATATCGGTAAATCTGACTATCTTTCTAGTTCTTGGTATGATTCATATTAGACCGAGTAAAAAAAGACGAGACAATTGTAATTATTAGTATACCGATAAATAAGTTTGATGAATAACATCATAATATATATACGTTTTATATATTACTATGTCTGAATCATTATGTGAATTATTAGCAAGAAGGCGTAAGATATTGAACAGTCGAATTGCACCTATACGATTAGAAATTCAAAATCCATATATTAATATAGATGGGACACAAAAAACTGATGCTAGTGGCAATTTGATTACATCTTATAGAATATCTGAACGTAGAAAAGCGGAAATACTTCAATATAATAAAACATCTAGTGTTCAGGCTAAACTAACTAGTGCGAATAAATTTAAACAGACAATTGAATCTGTAGGACGGATGAGTAATAAAGTGGTCGAAAACGCAGATGGGTCGTCTACTACTTATAATGTATCTAGGTGTACTTCTGACCTTTATTTACCTACATCGTCGAGTGCTGCTGGAATTCCAGGACCATCATTTAATATACAGTATAGACCAGAAGTGCCTTTGTATAAATATGCTACTAACGTACAACAATTCGGAACTCCAGATGTTGATTCCTTAAAAGCATGGTCGTTTAATGCGGGAACCAATATTCAATCTTTGAATAATGAATGGACAACATTGGTTAAAATTTCTCATAATATTGATAATATCGACAGCGAACAAATCAATAGAGAATATTTATTTAATATGGATATTCCTATCGGTTTATATGTATCTGGTGATATTTCAGGAGAATATATAATCGATAATTCATCAAATCATACATTTATTAGTAATATCGATGTTCGGGTTATTGACCATAGAGGAGGAATTGTGACTATACCTACTGTGACTAATCATTTTAATGATATTTCATTGAATTATGTTATACGAAATTCCAATAATTTTACAGCACTTCGGTATATAGGTAATATGCCTTTAAATGTAATATTAAATATAGAGAAGCTCTCATATTATGAAATACAAATTAAATTTGATATTAAAAAACAAGACAATAATAATTACCTAACTTTAATGGGTATACCTTCCTATGTATCTTCGGTTTTTATGAATCTAACAGATAATAATCTACATTCATCAAATAACGTACATACAACAGAATTAGTTAATAGTGGTTCGACAAATATAATACCATTTCATAGAGATTTTACAATTATTGGTATAGCACAAGGTTAATCATATGTCATGAGTCTTATTATAAAATAATTCACGATTTGTTAAACGCAAACGTTTTTTGCGATATTGGTTTTATGGGGTTCGTATTAGTATTGCGAATACCCATGTTTATATTGTTGTGTATATAGTCTTGATGAATAGGTTTTTGTTTTATATTAGTTTCCTCTCTAAAGCTTGTTATAATTTTATTTGAAATTGTATTAATTTTTATTGTGTTTATGCATTCACACACTATCCAATCATCGTCCAAAATAATATTTATCCTTTTGAATTTTAACATGGTACAACTTTGTCGTATTGCATTCATTTGATAACTATTATAGTTATCAGACATTTTATTCTACGCAATATGTTATACGCGTTGTTTTTCTGGTAGAACATTAGTAATGAGGTTTGGGTTCAAACAAATTGCATGTGTTGGATAAATGTCTCCTGACATGCATTTATCTGCGTCTTGGACTGACGCACAAGACCGTTTTTGATTGTGGTCTCCTACTAAACACCATTTTGTTTTTTTAGCACTTATTGGATTTTGTATACTGGTTTCGCTGTAATCAGGTTCTGGTTCGTATTTTACTTCGCTATCACTTGACGATTCTATCTTGTCTGATATCTCGGTTTTATGGTCTATTCTACTTGCGTTTATTAATATATTGCCTACACTTTGGATTGTATCTTCTGCTATGTCTATTCCAGTTTTAGCAGTATCACTTATAACGTCTGTTGTAGTGTTTAATGTTACGCCTGTTATGTAAGCAAAAGCTGATACAAAACTACCTATTAAAGGAGTAAGCATATTTATTATATATTCGAATATATTGCTTATGTATTGAATTAAATTTATACCGAGAAATGAGAGAATTAGTAATATTACTAAAATTATAATAATAATATTTTTAAACTCGAATGTATATGATGATATATATTGTTTGTAAAATTGTGGATAGTTTTTATTATTCACTTCGTCTTCTGTTAAAGTTGTTATCGTGTTCATTATTATATAATATATACATATTTATTATATTATGTTCGTTTGGCGTGGTTAAATTTATTATGTAAATATTTAAATGATATCTTTTAAATTCATCGAGACTTTCTTCCTTTTAAGTTTAGCCAT